ATCTTTGCTTTACCGATAAAGTTGCTACCATCGCGACGCAGTTCAACAATTTTATGTGATACGCGGTCAAGGTTGATTGTTGGACCATCTGGGTGACCGAGTTCTCCAAGAGCACGACCTTTTTGAACATATTGTTCATTGTAGCGGCTAACTTCTTTATCTAAAACTTCAATTGGATACATACGTCCATTGCGGTTTTTAATTCCACCTTGAAGAAAAACACCTTCGATATAGAGATTTTTCTTACCGTTTTCTTTTGTTTCGGTAACGTATTTTAGATCTTCAACGACTTCCGTGATCAGTTTCATTTGCTATACCTTATGAATTGTTATAGTCAGAGGTAAATTGTCCGACCTTTTGACACTCAAGCATAATGTATGCGTTTGCCGTTCCAACATAGTTGATTACAAGATTTGCGCTTTGTCCAACAGTGATTGGAATTCCGCAACCAGCATAATCTTTTTGACCAGTTGATTCATAAACTGCAACAAGTGTTGATCCACGTAAAACTTGAATATGACCGCCATCAGTACCCCAAACCGCTTGGGCGATATAGGCGCCAGTCAAAATTTCATTTGATGTAGCAACGTTGCTAACACTATTATTACCTGCAACAATAATTGTACTATTGCCAGGTGTTGAGTGAACAACAAACGCTGTATTTTTACGGTTTGATGTAATTGTGTATGCCATTATTCAAGGTTCCTATTTTTGATAGCAAAATCAAGCATTGTATCAAGACCACCTTTTTCGATAGCCTCAACAAACTTTTCTTGATTTTCTTCAGTCAATTTACCAAATACTGAAAGCATCAGTGTTTTATTTGATTCATTTAGTGAAGAAAGTAAGTCTTCAATTTTTTCTTCAGCGCGGAGTTTCTTTAGTACTGCCCCAGCAACACGTTCACCTGCTGCCTTTGAGCCATACTTTTTGGCTGCTGATGCAGCAATTTTTGAAAACTGCTTGCCTGGCTTACCAATGTCTTTTCCAGCGGCTGCGGCTTTGGCTGAGTAGCCAGCCTTTTCTTCAACTGATTCAACTTCTTCAGTTGCTGGAACCTTGACTGCGCCCTTACCCATGGCACCGATTTTTTTGAATGCTAACTCACGACCTTTTGAACGATCTTTTTTAGTGTCAGCAAATGCTTTTTCGCGGTATTTGTTAACTTTAGAAGCAGAAATTTCATCGATTTGTTCGACTTCTTCATAGACCTTTTCATCTTCTCCTGGCTCATGGCCATGGGCTTCTTTTTTGCGGTCTATTTTTTTGACCTTGGAAGCAGCGAATACATCATCGCCATTACCATTACGGTCAGCATGCTTGGATACAACGTGTTTGTCGACAAACTTTTGTTCATCGGCTGCTTTTGGCTTGTAAATTTCCAAAAAGTCTTTAAGTGTTTTCGCCATCTTCTGATTCCTCTGAATCTAATAAGTCCGCAAGTTGCGCATCTAATTCTTCATCTCCGATATCGGCTGGCAAATTATCCCAGTCGATCTCGTCTTCTAAATCTGTTTCTGCCTCTGCTTCATCTTCAACAGTCTCGTTTTCTTCGTTTTGTTCAACTTCAGGGACGTCTACTGTTTCTTCGTCCTCATTAGCGAACATAGATTTAGCAACATCAACTTTCAAAGCAGCAATTGCATCACTCGCTTTTTGACCGATGATTTCGTTGAATGCATCAGAAAAACTTGTTGGCTGCTTTTCAAAAGCAAAATTAATCAAATCAGCAGTTGTTGGCATATATCCTCCAATCCTTTTATTTATAAATTCATTCAACGCCAACCATGTCCTGTCCTGGTTGACCCTCTTGTTGAGGTTGACCAGCGGCTTGTTGTTGCGGTGATAATGGTTCTTGATATTGTGGGTTATCTTCTTCTTCAGCGATTTGTTTATCAATTTCCTTCATATCTTCTTCAGTTTGATATAGAACATTGCGACGAACCCATTCATTTGAATAGTAACGTCCAACAAAGTCAGACATATCACGCATCATTGAGACACGGTCACGCAAAATTTCTGTATTGCGCAATTCGGCAAAGTGATTGTCTTGAGCAAACTCATACTTGAAGGCATCTTTAAACTCAGCCCAGTCTTCACTGGTGATAATACCCTTGAGGATAAGTTGTTTTTCAAGACACTTGTTAAACAATTCGGCAAATTTTGCGCGCAAACGTGTGATAAACTTTGAAAACTTCACTTCATCGCGGCTGATCTCAGTTGCACGACCCAAGTTGAATTGAGCCTCTGGATCAAGTCTTGTAACAGGAACGTTTAGAGCCTTATACAAACGACGCTGGAAGTAAACAATGTCGTCAATCTCACCCAAGTTTTGACCGCCTGGCAATGTTGTAATTTCTGTTCCCTTACCGCCTTCACGACGTGGTAGCCAAAAATCTTCAAGCATTGTCATAAACTTACGGTCATCACGGACTTCACCTGTTTGTGAGTCATATACAAGTTTGTTCTTAAACTTGGTCATGATGTCACGGAGGTATTGCTCAGCCTTCATTTTTGGAAGGTTACCAACATCGATGTAGAAAATACGACGTTCAGGTGCACGTGAAATACGATAAATGACCAGCGAATCTTCCATAGACTTCAACTGGTTTAGTGGTTTGATTGCTTTATGTAAGTAACCAACAACCAAGTCGCCATTGACGTTTACGAGTCCACTGGTTACATGGACGATAGAGTCTTTGGCAATTTTAATTCCTGTTTGACCACTTTGACTGAAGTCAGCAGTACCAGCGGCTTTGGTTTGAAACCCCTTATCGCTGTACATGTAAAATTCTTCAATGTCAGAAACAACACTGATATTGTTTTTAACTTTTTTCTTTTTGACTTGTTTGACTTTACGCATTTTGCGTGGGTCAATGTAACGCAATTCTTTTAAACCAGCACGTGGATTTTCGTCATCGATTATAAAATGATAATACAAACGACCATCAACATACCATTTACGGAATATTTCATATGCGTGTTGGTTAAATTCAAGAATCTGCTTGACGTTGTTAAACTCATCAAGGATCATCTTTTTGATATTGTCTGGTTGCTTTAGGTCATCCAAATTTAATTCAACAATTTCTTTTTTTGGATCAGCAACGATTGCTTCATTTACAATATCATCTACAGCATAGTCGATTTCTGGATATGTTGCCATATCACGGTAGCGAGTGACCAGTTCGCCTTCTGTTCTAATTGACCCATCAAGGTCAACATACATACCATACACGCCACCCTCGGCAACGACAACTGCGCCGTCCTCATTGAGCGGTGGTGCAAATGAAGGGGAGGGAGCCTCCTCCTTTTTACGTTCAATTTTGAAACCGAATAATTCAGCCATTTACGGAAACTCCAAAAATATAAAAAGACAGAAGGGAGGTGTTACCCTCCCAATCTATCAAGCGCCACCAGCGTTCCCTGTAACTCCACCTGTAACAGTCCAATAATCGTACTGGAATTCAACTTGGAATGTCTCATAAGTATCGATGTCACCCCAGTTGAGGTCAATGTTTGACACAACAATTGGGAACAAACCGCTGAAAGTGTATTCTCTCAGAATTTTACCATCTTTACCGAATTGAGTTACTTGAGCATCAGACTTGTAACTTGCAAGAGCGCGAACGTTACCTTGTAGACGATTGATCTGGTTTGACCATGTTTCAAGTGCGTTGCGGATTTTGAAGTCTTCATCGTTGATTACGGTGACAGTCCAAGGATCGAATGTTCGATCGCCAGCCAGTTTTAACTGACGCCCGAAATATGGAACCTGAATTGTACCGAGGTTTGATGCTGGCAGGGCTGCTGCTTGTACCATAAATGGCACCTTAATATTAGCAGCAGCGTCTTTTGTATCAATTTGTACGCGGAATAGATTTGGTCTTGCGCCGCCACCAGCCAGTTGGCTTCTAATTTCATTAATACTGAAAGCCATTTTGTCTTTCTCCTTTTATCCTTATTTATTAGAACTGGCCAACGACTTCGTTGAACTCTACACCAGAGCGTACTGCCACGAAATTCAACTGGATGAAGTTGATTGACTTGGCTGGCTTGATATAGATGTCACCAACAAATCTGTTACCATCAATGACCTCAGCGGTGTTGTTTGTTTCGTCGCAAACAACGCGGAAGTCATAGATGCCACGGCGACCCTGAATATCACGCAGGAATGGTTCAACTAGATTTTTGAACTGTGCGCGTGTAAACTCATCGTTGAACTCGAACAACATAGCGTTTGCAGCAGTTGCAATCGCTTTTTCGAGGACGATGAACAGGCGGCGAACGTTGATTCGGTCAAATGCACTTGGTTTACCGAGAAGTGTTTTATCTCCGTAAAGCACTGTGCCTTGTCCTGGGAACGTTACAACTGGGTTGACACCCTTCTTGTAAAGTTCATCACGCTCTGCCTTGTTTGGATTCCAAGCAAGTTTGACAACATTCTTAACTTGACCGCGATTAAATCCAGCTGGGGAGAACCATGGATCTCGGAGGTCATCATTACGTGCTGTCATACCTGCTGTATCGCCGTTGAGTGGGATCCAACGGTAAATGTCGTTATACTTATCGTACTGGTACTTGTAACCTGAGTCCATTACAGCATAAGAAGATGCTCTTACGTTGTCGCGGAATGCAGTTACGTTTGTTACTTGTGCGCCATCAACACCTGCGCCGAACACGTCAGCCTTTTCTGGTGATAAGAATACCACGCAGTCTTTTCTGACTTCAGCAACGTTGTCGATGATGTAGTTGGCAAGTTGTGCCCCACCGCTTGAACCGCGTGCTGGACCAGTCATCACCAGTGAAATATCCACTGCTGAAGTGTCAGCAAACAAGTCATAAGCAGTAGCCAATGGAGCAACTGACACGCCTGTTTCTGAACCGCCCTCACGACCACCGATGAATGACTCAGTGTATGGTGTTGTTTCAGTTGATGCGGCAACTAGTGCTGCTGTTGCAGATGCCGCCCCAGTGCGATCGTTTGCTGCCCAAACATACTTGGAGAAGTCATTAATGACTGTCTTGTAATATGCTGATGAACCGTCACTATTTTTTGCATCAGTTGAACGTGAGAGGTTTTGGAACACTTCAAGAACTGTTCCTACTGAACCTGAAATTTCTCCATTTTCGTCAGCAACTACAACACTGAGTTGATCAACTACTGATCTACCAGCATTTGTAACAGAGTCGGAAATTCCTGGTGCTGTATCAACTACGTTGTGGTATTCCCAGTAACGTGCAAAGTTGTTGCTTGAAATATTTGTTGAAAGTTTTAATGGGCTCTCAAACGTTACTGAGAAGTGGGCAACGTTTGGCGTTGCACCACCACTGGTGTCCGTTTGTACAATGTCACCGATTGTTTTGATCTTCAACTTCTGCTTACCGATAGTTGTGTTACCAACTTCGATATAGTCGCCAACGATCAATTTAGCCTTGACTGCTGTAGCAACAGTTGCTGTATTTGTAATACCAACCATGTTGCCTGTACCAACAAACACAGTCACGTTTGCGCTTGACTCATTTACTGTCATTGAGATACCAGAAGCGGTTCCTGGTACTGATGTTGAGTTTGATGACAATGTTGAGTTTGCAACTGTAGCAAATGGGTTGATTGTTGATGACCACTGATCTGCGCTGTCGCAAACAGAAACTTTTAGTGAGTCGCCAATCAATCCTGGGTAACGAGCAACATACTCTACACCACTTGGTACTGTTACAGTTTCCCAGTGGTCAGAGTTTTTAACAATCCAGCTGTTTCTTGACGAAGCAACTGCACTGTTTGCAGCAGCGTTGAATGACATGCTGTTAGCAAAGAACTGAATTGATTGTGTGCTGGCTACTGTTGAGTTACCGAGCGTTGCATTTTTTGAAATTGTAATTGTGCTGTTGTTTGCGGCTGATACGAAAGTATCGTCTGCGACACCTGAACCGTAAACACCATCACCTACTGACACGCCAATTGCTACACCGTTTGCAGTAACGATTGTGTTACCGTTGAGAGCAACAGACTGGGTGTTTGAGAAACCTGTTGTAACTGCAGCACGGCTAACATAGAGGCGATTGCCATACGCTAGAAAGTTTGCAGCAGTGAAGAATGTTTCTGCGTTGTCGTTGGTTGGTTTGCCGTACTTGGCAACTAAATTATTTTCTGAATCTATAAGGAGGAATTTTCCGACTGGTCCCCAACGGAAGACACCTGCAATAGCACCAGTTGTGGTTGCTACTGAAGGGACAACGGTAGTAAGATCAATCTCAGAAACATTAACTCCAGGGCTGACTTGAAACGCCATCTTGTAATCTCCCTTTGAAGGTGTTTATTGTGTTAATATCTTTTTTTATTTATAAATTGCGGAAATCTGGTGCATCAGT